CGACTTGCCATATTGGTGGAAACTGATGTTACTGACGAGGTGAGAGAAATGATAGCTATCAAGGGAATGGACGAAATACCTGATACATGCGGACAGTGCCCGCTGAGTGTGAGCCTTTTCGGCAAAATACACTGCCCATACTTGGCCAGACGGGTTGCATGGGACAAGCGGGACGATAAGTGCCCGCTTGTAACTATAAATGACGACGAGACTGAAGTTAAGGTTACAAAATGTAACTATAACGACGCAGTAAGCCGGGAGGCGGCACTGAACGCCCTGAACTGCGACGTTGTCATTGATGGCAAAGAGAACTTGGACACGGTGTATGGCATGTTGGAGACTTTTATCATGAGGATTAAAGCCTTGCCACCCGTACAGCCAGATTCGTGTGAAAATACGTGCGATTTCGAACGTAAGTCAAACGATATGATAAGCAGGCAACAGGCGATTGATGCACTTGACTGCATTAATGGAGTGGCAGAGGTACTAAAAAGTCTGCCATCCGCACAGCCCGAAAAACGCACGGAAGAACGCACGGAAACGCATGCGTGTGATTGTATCAGCAGGCAAGATGCAATTGATGTGCTCAATGTTGGCGCGGAATTATTGAGACGTGTATTGGATGACGCAGATATTGTTGGTGTCGAACGTGCAAAATATGAATGGGGACTTGGGTTAATTGAATCGTATATATCCGATATGAAAGATTTGCCATCCGTACAGCCAGAACAACCACAGTGGATCCCGTGCAGTGAAAGGTTGCCAGATAAATACGGAGAGTATCGGATGACGTGGACAACGTCTGCATCGGAGAAACGATTTATCGGTGATTCGGAGTATGAAATTACAGGAGAATGGGATAGCGAAAACGATAGGTTTAAGGGCGAGTGGTTACTCGACGATTACATTAAAAATTATCCCGATGTGAAAGTGCTTGCATGGAAACCGATTGAAGAACCGTGGAGAGGTGATGCGGATGAGTAAGTACAGGATCCCGCCTGACGCATGGAGACAGTCTACGACAGTGCTTATGAGGTATCCACAGACCAAGAGAGACCTATCACAGGCCATAGATGAGGCTATGACAAGGGATCCTGAGAGGGACAAGGGCGGCGTCAAGCCGTCCCATCCCGACCCGACAGCAACGTCAGGGATAAGGCTGTACAGTAGTCAAAGGTATCAGAGGATGAGACGAGAGGTCAAAGCTGTTGAGGATGCGCTCAAAGGCATAGACAGCATCGAGAGAGATGTTATCAGTCAAAGATACTGGGATCATAAGCACAAGACAGCATATGAGCGCATAGACGCCCCGTACAGCGTCAGACAGATGCAGAGGATAGTACAGAGGGTCATGTACAGGATAGCGGTAAATCTGGGGGAAATATGAGCCATACAGGGCAAGATGGCGTACTTTTCGCCTAAAGGTGTGATAATATGGCATTGTGAGAGAGTGCAAGCAGGGTTCTTTTTCTCATACTTTATCCCCTTGATAGGCCGTCGGAGTAACAACCGGCGGCCTATTCAGTTACAGGAGGGCATATGGCAAGCAACCCAAGGAATAAGAACGGGAACCTACGACGCAAGCACCGGGCAAGGTTCAAGGCTATGGCCGCGCCTTGTGGGATATGCAAGGGCAGACTAGGCCCGATACATTACGATGAGCCAAGCAACGCCAAGCACCCGCTGTCGTTCGTGATAGACGAGATCATCCCGGTGTCCCGGTACCGTCTAGGTGGATACGACAGTAAAGAAGCGTGCGCGAATGATTTTAACAATTTACAGGCCGCGCACTGGGTATGCAACGCAAAAAAAAGCAATAAATTGCCACAAAATGGCCAAAATGACCATATTGTGAAGAAAATAACGATATTAGACGGCGAATGGTAGGGGGGAGGCCCCCGGGGAGGCCCAAGGCCACCTACCTGCGCGCTAGCACCGATTTACCCCCGCAATTTATCCACAACGACCCGGTGGATAAAAAGGGGATAACTTTTGGATGGTGGATAAGTTTTGAAAGACTTTTCAAGTGTAAAAAAGACCGTCGGAGGAAACGAGGGTAACAAGTGCAATTACGCGACCCGACTGGATACCTACGGGTGCGGCTGTCAGCATGATTGTTCGTACTGCTATGCAAAGAGCCTGTTGGACTTTCGTGGGCTGTGGAATCCCGCGGCACCTTCGGTCGGAGATCTGGCCAACATTTCGAGGCAGATCATGAAACTGCCGAGGGGTGAGGTCGTGAGGTTGGGCGGGATGACAGACTGCTTTCAGCCCATGGAAAAGACCCACAAGATGACATACAAGGCCATACGGCTTTTAAATAGGCGTCAGATCCCGTATCTGATTGTTACCAAGTCGGCGTTGGTCGGTGAGTATACGGACGTTTTAGACCCGGAATTGGCTCATATACAGGTCACGGTGACAACCCTTGATGATGACTTGGCCAAGACCTATGAAAAGGCGTCAGCCCCGTCAGAGCGCGTCAAGGCGATACTCAAATTACAGGACATGGGCTATGACGTACAGCTAAGGCTGTCGCCGTACATCCCTGAGTATGTGGACGTTACCCGGCTGAACGGTTTAGGCGTCGACAAGATCCTGATTGAGTTTTTGCGGGCCAACACATGGATCAAGAAGTGGTTCGATGTTGACTACACCCGCCATACAGTCAAACAGGGCGGATATGAGCATCTGCCCCTTGATGAAAAACTGAGACTGATAGACAGGATCAAGGGATTTAAAGAGATGTCTGTTTGTGAGGATGAGACAGCGGCCTATGAGTATTGGAAAGCCCATTTTAATGCCAATCCCGATGACTGTTGCAACCTGAGGAGGCCATATGGAGATTGAATATTTGCCGATAGGCGATATAGCACCGTATCCCGGTAACGCCAAGTTACACCCGGCGGAGCAGATTGAACAGATCAAAAAAAGCATAGAGGAGTTTGGTTTTAATGACCCTATCGCGATATGGAAGAACAACGAGGTCATAGAGGGCCATGGGCGACTTATCGCGGCTGAGGAGTTGGGGCTTGAGACTGTCCCGGTCATCAGACTGGATGACCTGACAGATGAACAGCGGCGGGCCTACATCCTTGTCCATAACAAGCTGACCATGAACAGCGGTTTCGATGAGGCCATGTTACAGCTTGAGATTGAAGACCTTGAGGGCATCGACCTTGAGGAGTACGGTTTCGACGTGGGCGGCACGGATCTGGATGAGGACTACAGCCCGAAAGAATACTACGACAACCAAGTAGACAGGACGGACAAGGCAGTCAACCTAGACATAGCCCTTGACAGCGGTATGTCGATGACGAGTGACTTTTGGCAGATGCCTGTCATTCAAGATGATGGATATATCCCAGATGAGATGTTGGGTTTCAAGTACGCTATGACGGCTGAGACCTACGATGTCGGGATACACTTTTACATCGACGATTATCAATTTGAAAGAGTATGGCATAGCCCGGGAAAGTACATTGACTTGCTGAGCAAGTTTCAGTGTATTCTGTCCCCGGACTTTTCGCTTTATTTAGAGATGCCAATGCCCTTGAAGATATGGAACGTGTATAGGTCGCGCTTGATAGGGGCGTACTACCAACAGCATGGTATTAAGGTCATACCTACAGTGCAGTGGGCAGAGCCTGAGACATACGCCTTTTGTTTTGAGGGTATCCCGAAAGGGTCGGTAGTTTCCATCAGTACAGTGGGCGTCAAGACGGATCCAGAGGCGATAGATCTGTGGAGGCGCGGCACAGATGAGATGATCCGACGCATAGACCCGCGGGCCATCTTGGTATATGAGTACGGTAAACGGCTAGAGTATGACTACGGGGACAGAGAGGTAAGATTCTACAAGAATATTATTAAGGACAGGATGTGAGCATATGGTTACAGGAGGAGCGTATGGGCAGTAGAGGAAGGGGCAGACGTCGCGCGGCGGTCTTGGCAGGTGCGGGCGGTCTTGGCGGTGCGGGCGTACTGCCGCCCGGTAATGCACAGCCTGTACAGCCGGTAGTAGTACAGCCCGGTCAGCCGGTACCGGCGATAACTGTCCAACAGTTACAGGGCATGACACCAAATGAGTTTGCGACATATATGACGGGTCTCAAAAGTACGCCGATAGATCCGCAGACATATTACAACAATAATTGGGACACCCAAAGATTGGTCGCCAATATGCCTGAGTTAAACAAGGCACCACAGGTCGTTGATCCACAGACGTTTGCCGGTCTGCCGGGACAGACGATATACAGGACGGTTAACATGTCGGGGCCAGACTCGGCGGTTGATATATGCGGGCGTACAATGATGAGCGATGTGACGACGATAGGTGAGGGGCGTATGGGAGACGGGTTTTATTTCCACGCGTCAAAAAGCGGATCTCAAGTGGGTTACGGCAAGTATAGAGGCGACGTTACGGCGACGGCCACTATGTCCGCAAAGCTTAATAGCAACGCGAGGGTTGTATCGGAGAGTGCCCTACGGAATATGCTGATGAACGAATCGGCAACAGTCAGAAATGCCGTAAACGGTATGCGGAGCGGCGGCGGTTGGTCAGGATCCGGGATGATGGCGTATGCTTTGTGGAAAGGGTACAATGTCGTTCAGGGCGGCCAGATAACCAACGTAATAGACAGAAGCGCGGCTACATGGTCAAGCAACGTTGAGGCGTGGAAATAGGAGGGAAATATGGCTAGTAAAAACAGTGTGACATTTACCAAAGCAGATCAGAAAAAGTATAAGAACGCAAAGATGACCCGGACGATCAGCAAAGGTCTTGTAGAGGCCAATTCTGAGGCAAATAGCCCTAGAAAAAAGCGGAAAGTGTGATATAATGGGTAGTAGAGGAAGAGGCAGACGACGACCGGCTATGGCAGGCGGCGGCACCTTTACAGCTGTCCCAAATGCGGGCGGCGGTGTTACCATAACTCCACCACCGGGAGGCGCGGGCGGCCAACAGCTTACAGGCGGCGGTTCAGGTGTCAGCGATGTAAATACACATACAACGTACTTTACACCGGCGGACTATGCAACCGTCTCTAACATGGCAACGGACGGGTATAGAATATCACCGAGGACAGGTAATGTTGTCCCGGTAGGATATTATCAGACGGGCGATTATGCCAACATCAACGGAGAGTTGAGAGACTTGGGCAAAGGACGCCGAACTACATTGACGCCACAGACGCAAAAGGTTGTAGATGCCATGGATCGCAACATGAGGCCGCTTAACAAGCCGATTGATTCTGTCAGATGGACTGATGACAGGGCTATCGCAGATAACTTGGGTATGCCCGGTGCAAGTCGGAGGCAGATTGTTTCGAGGCTCCAACAGGGTAGCATCACGGGCACAAAAAATGACTATACGTCATCCAGTTGGGATCCTAAGAAAAACGCGGTCGCAGGTGACGGTGGACGTTACGTCAAAATTGATATGCACTACGGCAAAGGCGCGATGGTTCAGTTTTCACCGACGCGGAAAGAGGGCGAAATGGTTGGCGCAAGAGGTAAGGCACAACGTTTTGAGAACGCCCGGATACAGAGGATGATGGTTACGAACACGAAGGGTCGACGGACTATGGCGGACGTGCTTGTATTAGATTGTTATGTTGATAGTTAGGAGGAAAAACAATGGCTGAAAAAAGAGCGGCAAGCAAAAGACCAAAGGGTAAAATGGGCAAGGCCCCGACACTTGCTGAAAAAATTACGGACAATTCTACAGGCGCGATGACCAATATCAGGTTTACGCCCAAAAAGAAAAAATGATGACGATTGAAGAAAGAGCAACGGCCAACGCTGAGAAGCTAAGGCAGTTGCTTTTTGATTATGGCGTAAAAGAGAAGCGGGTCGATGCCCTGAACACGGTTATCGAGAACGTGGCGTGGATGGAGATCAAACTTGAGGACGCGCGTGCCGCTATCAAGACATCGTCCGTGGCCATAGCCTATGACAACGGGGGCGGACAGAAAGGCGTCCGAGAGAACCCACTGTTTAAGGGGTATGAGAGCCTGTTTAAGAGTTATATGGCGGGACTGACCAAGATCCTTGACCTACTGCCCCCTGAGGAGGTAAAGGTCGATGAGGAGATCAAGCCTAAGACAGTGCTTGAGTTGGTCAGAGCCAAGCATGAATCAGCATGAGAGGATCGCAAGAACCTAGAATAAGAGTTGAGCCAAGCCGGGTTTCCACCGATGGTGGGGACGCGGCTATTTTAATGCGCGAATATGGGTACGACCTTGACGACTGGCAACAGGACGTTGTCGATTGTTGGTTGGGCCGGGATGACGGCGGGCGTAGGAACGTCACGTCGGCGGGCCTTGCACTGCCCCGTCAGAACGGGAAAAACGTCTGCCTTGAGGCGCGTGAGTTTTACGGTCTGGTTGTGGACGGTGAGCGGATATTACATACGGCCCATCAGGTGAGGACGTCAAAGAAATCGTTTCGCCGGTTGGCGGCCATGTTCACGGACAAGCGGCACCCTGAGGTGACGGACATCGTAAAGCAGATCCGCTACACCAACGGTGAGGAGTGCATCGAGTTGGACAACGGCGGGGTCATTGAGTTTTCTGCCCGGTCACGACAGGCGGCCCGAGGTTTCGATGGTATATCCCTTGTGGTCTACGACGAGGCCCAAGAGTTGACGGACGATCAGGTCGAGGCCATTATGGCGACCTTGTCAGCGTCAGCGACGGGCACGAGGCAGATTATCTATACAGGGACGCCACCGTATCCCGGATGCCCGGGCGATGTGTTCAGGCGTCGTCGCAGGGTGTGTCTGGATGACCCGGGAAAGCACGACAGTTGGCATGAGTGGTCAGTGGCCGCAGAGAGTGTGGCCGAGATCAAGGTCGACGATAAGACCTTGTGGTACATGACCAACCCCGCGCTTGGCATCAGACTTGACGAGGAGTTTACCGAGGAGGAGCGTCGGTCAATGTCGCCCGACGGTTTCGCAAGGGAGCGTCTGGGATGGTGGTCACCTGACATCACCGAGGTTGCAGAACATCCGATCAGCGAGGACGTCTGGGAGGCGTGCCGCTCAGAGGAGCCAAAGCCCGAGGGTAAGACGGCCTACGGTGTCAAGTTTTCCGCGGACGGTACAGAGGTCTGTCTATGCGGTGCGGTCATTCCCAAGGACGGCCCGGCGCGTATCAGCATGATCGAGATGAGGCCCACAGGGCAGGGGACACAGTGGCTTGCGGATTGGCTGAATCAGAGATACAGACAGGCGTCGTGTGTTGTCATTGACGGTAAGAACGGCGTCGACGTGCTTATTGACAAGATACACGGTGAATGGAGGATGCCGGGATCCATCATACGGCCTACGGCCCGGGATGTAGTCGCCTCAGTATCGACCCTGATGGATATGTTGGCCGAAAAGTCAGTGACATGGTATTTCGGACAGGAAGCACTCAGGGATAGTGCCCTGACGAGCGTAAAGCGGCCTATCGGCGGCGGTTGGGGTTTTGGCGGTGAGAATCCCATCCCTATCGAGGCGGCCTGTCTGGCCCTATGGGGCGCCAAGGTGAGCAAGCGCGACCCAACACGCAAAATGAGGATTGGATAAATGGAATTGACTATCAATATCGGACAGGTCATCGGTCTGCCGCTTACAGAGCAAGCCAAACTGGATGACCTGATGGAGATCTATACCTTGCACGCGTCAAAGAACGCCCTGAAGGAACGCTACTATGAAGGAAAAGTGAGGCTGTCGGAGGTCAATCTTGGGATTGCCTTGCCCGACGGCCTCAGCAGATTGGAGATAGGGTGCGCGTGGGGTGCCAAGACAGTTGACGTGCTTGCGGCCCGGTCAATGTTTGATGGATATGTGGACGCGTCAGGGGCGGAGGCTGAAGATCTGACGCGTCTTGTCGTAGATAATGATTTTATCGCGGAGTATGCCAAGGCTTGCCGGGATGAATTGAAGTACGGGTGTACGTTCGCTACACTGTCGGCGGATGAAAGAATCGGCTGTCGGATCAGGTTTCACAGCCCACAGAAGGCGGCGGCACACTACGACGGTGAAAAGGGCCGCATTGACTATGGTTTCGCAGTTATCAACACGGCCAACACCGAGGAGGAGGCCCAAGAACCTGACCTTATCAACTATTACACCGAGGATGCCATATGGGTCTTGAGGAGATCCGGGGACATATGGCGGGCAGAGGAACACCGTCATAGGATGGGCCGTCCGCTCATGGAGCCGTTAGTGTGGAACGCGACGTCATCCAAACCATTTGGGCGGTCACGCATCAAAGAACCTATCAGGCGCCTCATTCAGGGCTATGTCAGGACGATGGCCAACGCGACCATCGGCCTTGAGTTTTCCACAGCGCCGCAGAAATACCTGTTGGGACTGACTGACGAGCAATACGACGCGGTCATTGACAACAAGTTCAAACAGTATGTCGGCAACCTGTTGGCGGCGACCAACAACCCTGACACAGGTGAAAAGCCGTCTTTCGGGCAGTTGACGCAGGGGACTATCGCACCGCATGTTGAAATGATGCGGATGCTTGCGACCCAGTTTTCGGCGGCGACAGGGCTGACAGTGACAGATACAGGCGTTGTCAATGACGCCAACCCGTCGTCATCCGACGCGATTCTGGCTCAAACACAGACCCTTGTTGCGATGGCCGAACAGCTTAACCAAGGCAACGGTGACAGCCTGAGGACGATAGCACTTATGGCCCTTGCAGTCATCAATCAGACGACCATCGAGGATCTTGATGATGAGAAAAAGAACGTTGTCGCGCATTTTAAGAACCCGGCGATGCCAAGTGTTTCGGTCACAGCGGATGCGGCTATTAAGATCGCGTCAGCCCGTCAGGCGTTCGCGCAAACTGACACCTTTTTAGAGATGATTGGTTTCAGTCAGGCGGACATCAGGCGTATCAAGGCCGAGGAGCAACGCGCCCGCGGTGTAGCGACCCTTGAGGCGATGGAATAAATGACTATCACAGATAAGAGTTGGACAACGTATATCGACAACCTGAGGAAGGTCAATGACACGGCGGCGGCACTCATGGCCAATTACTTGGCCAAGGTCAGGAAAACAGATCCGACGCTGTCACTTATATCCTCAAAGCAGATGTTAATCAACTATGCTTTTGGATTGGCCACAAAGTACGGTGAAGCGGCGGCCGAGTTGGCATGTGAGGCATACGACCAGATGGGTATCCTGTCACAGGTCGTTATACCGGCGGCCGAACCGGCGGCGACGGCTACCATCCATGAAGTGGCCAAGGCCGTGAATGGCACCCTTAAATACGGCAACGATCAGATCGTAGCCGGGGCCATTGGCCGGTTGGTCAAACTGGCAAGCGTTGACACGATGGTCAATAACGCGCTCAGAGACGGCGCCCAGTTTGCGTGGGTGCCAAAGGGCGATACATGCCCGTATTGTATCATGCTTGCGTCAAATGGATGGGTAACGGCGTCAAAAAGGGCCATAAGGGATGGACATGCCGAACACGTCCACAGTAATTGCGACTGTACATACGCGGTCAGGTTTAATGACAGTGTGGACGTTGAAGGGTATGACCCGGATGACTATTATGACCGTCTGATGCACGGCAAGGGGATAGACGCGGATATATTGGCGGATGTTGGAGAGTATGAGGAGGGCGATAATCTTGATTGGAAAGAGGGCCTAGAGGCCCTGAGGCGCCAACATTACAGAGACCATAAGGACGAGATAAACGCCAACAGGAGGGCCGCATATGCCCTCAAAAAACAGCAAAAATAGGCAGAGTAACATCTGCCTTTTAATATGCCCGGAAAGGCGTAAAACTATCAAACCTAAGTGAAGCGACCACGTATAAAAGCGTAAGGCGAAAGGAGACTATATGAAGAGATCAGACATCACCGGGCTTTTCCCGGATGCGACCGACGAGCAGATCAAGGCCCTGATGGACATCAACGGGGCAGACGTCAACAACGCGCGCCAAGGATTCAAGGACTTACAGTCACAGCTTGCAGAGGCAACAGCAACGATCGAGCAGTTGCAGAGCGGCACTGAGGAGTTGGCGGCTACACGGGAAAGGGCGACAAACCTTGAGGCGGAATTAAATGGCCTTAAAGCGGCCAACGCGATCAGGGAAGTCAGAGAGAAGGTCTCAAAGGCGACGGGTATCCCTGTCAACCTTCTGACTATGGATACCGAGGAGGATTGTACGACACAAGCCAACAACATCAAGGAATACACCAAGCCGTCAGCCTATCCACAGGTAAAGGACGGCGGGGAACCGGGCGGCGTCGTAAAGCCCACGCCTAAACAACAGTTTATTGAATGGTTCACAGAAAACGCATAGGAGGATTTAATATGCCGAGTGGAATTGCAACAAATAGAACAAATATTGATTTACCAAATGACGTGTCATCCGTTATCCTTCAGGATATGCAGGAACAGTCTGTCATTATGAGACTTGCACAGCAGATCGCACTGCCGGGCAGAGGTTTACAGATCCCGGTCATCACCGGCGACCCTGAGGCGTCATGGGTATCTGAGACAGGTGCTAAACCTGTCAGCAACCCGAGCGTTGGCAAAAAGATCATGCAGGCACATAAACTGGCCGTCATCGTTCCCTTTTCTGACGAGTTTAGACGTGACGTGGGCGCCCTTTACAATGCCCTTGTAGGCAGACTGCCGGGTGTCCTTGCCAATAAGTTTGACAAGACCGTGCTTTTCGGCCCGGATTCTGGCACACTGGCCAATTTCGACAACCTGTCAGGCGTTACCGCACACGCCCTTGATACTGCCAATAGCACCCTTTATAAGGGCCTTGTAGCGGCAGACACCGATATTTCAGAGCATGGCGGAACCGTCAACGGATATGTATTCAGCCCGCAGGGCAGAGGCATGTTACTGTCAGCGACAGACACTACCAACAGACCGATCTTTATTAATGACGTGTCTGAGGATGCTGTACCGAGGATTCTTGGAGCGCCGACCTACTTTACCAAGGTAGCATACAAAGAGGGTACAAGCGGCGGTGTTGACGTTGTCGGTTTTGCGGGTGATTGGAACCATGCTATGTACGGCGTCGTACAGGGCGTGACCACGTCTATTTCGACAGAGGCGACCCTCACCTACACTGACGGCGGGCAGACCAGAACTGTCAACCTTTTCCAGTCGAACATGTTCGCGGTTCGTGCTGAGATCGAGGTCGGTTTCATCTGTCAGGCAGACTACTTTAATAAGCTGACAAGAGCGCACGCATGATTAAGCTGATTAATCGGGTGACAGGGACAGAAATGTGGGTCGCGGACGACAGGCTTGACGAGTATCTGGCCAAGGGCCACAAGTTAGCTGATAAGCCTGTCACAACCACAAAGAAAAAGACGACACCAAGGAAGTGATCGAGTGGCATACGCAACCATAGCAGACGTACAGGCGCGGATGACACGGGCCATGTCTGACGCCCAAGAGGCCGTATGTGAGACGTTGCTTGATGACGTCGCGGTGCTTATTGACGCGTACAACGCTGAGGCGTCGGAGGATGCTAAACGCGTTGTTTCTTGCATGGCGGTGTCGAGGGCACTGAGCGACACACAGGGTGTGCCGGTCGGGGCGACGACAGGATCCATGTCAGCGATGGGATATTCCCAGAGTTGGACACTGTCGAACGGTTCAACAGGTGAAATATATCTGTCAAAGACAGAGAAAAAGCTGTTGGGCATCGGCAACAGGATAGGTTCGTATAGCCCTATCGAGGATCTTGTGGGGTGAGCGCATGAAAGGCATTACAGTCATTTTATACGAGAAGCGGCAGACAGGGACAGACGCATTTAACCGTCCGACATATGAGGACGCCCCGGTTGAGGTGGACAACGTTTTGATCGGGGAGCCGTCCTCAGAGGATGTGGTCAACGAACTGTCCCTGTCAGGCAAGCGACTGGCCTATACACTGGCCATCCCCAAGGGCGACGGTCACATCTGGACAGACCGTAAGGTCGAGTTTTGGGGCGAAACGTTCAGGACGATAGGAGACCCGACGCAAGGCATTGAGAGCCTTATCCCGCTTGATTGGAACAAGAAAGTGAAGGTAGAGCGGTATGGCTAAAGACTTTGAACTGAACTTGCCGGGACTGAATCAAATAATGAAAAGTCAGGAAATGCAAGCCCATCTACAACAGGCATGTGACCGTGTAGCCAAGGCGGCGGGCAGTGGGCACGGAACCCGTGTCGGCGTGGCATCTTTTACGGCCATCGGCAACGTGTTCGCAGACAACAGGGACACGGCCTACGATGATCTGAGGCATAACAACCTGACGGCGGCACTGAGCAAGGCCGGTCTGAGAATGAGGTGATGTAATGATTGAAATCAAGGTAAGGGACTTTTTCGCGGAAAACCTATCGGTTCCCGTGTACATGGAAGACCCCGAGACGCCTGATGACAGCTATGTCGTCCTCAGCAAGACAGGCACGTACAGGGCCAATCGGATTATTGACAGCACGTTTATGTGCAAGTCATACGCGCCATCTAAGTTAGAGGCGGCGCGATTAAATGACAGTGTGACATCAATACTTGAAGACTTAAAGGCAGACCCGGATATAGGGTCTGTCTTTATCAATTCAGACGGTGATGACACTGACACGGTAACTAAGAGATACAGGTATCAGTGCGTCTTTGTCGTGACGCATTAGGAGGATATTATGGCAAACAACACATCTAATGTGACATGGGGCAAGCCTGCGGTAAGCGGCGGCGTATGGTGGGCACCGGCGGGGACTACACTGCCGACCGATGCTACCACGGCCCTTGGCAACGACTTTGTGTGCCTTGGGTATTGTTCAGAGGATGGTCTGACAAACTCCAATACACCTGAGACCGATACCATCAAGGCATGGGGCGGTGACGAGGTGCTGACCATTCAGACGGGCAAGCCTGACCATTTTAGCTTTACACTGATCGAGCCGATGAACGTCAACACGCTCAAGGCTGTATACGGTGACGACAACGTCACGGGCACCCTTGCAACGGGCATCACCGTAAAGGCCAACGGTGACGAGATCCCGTCAGCCGTATGGGTATTTGAGATGATCCTGAAGGGCGGCGGCCTGAAGCGCATCGTCGTACCGATTGGCGATGTTTCGGAACTTGGCGAAATCACATACCGTGACAACGAGGCGGTCGGTTACAATGTGACCATCAATGCACTGCCGGGCGGTTGGGAAGACAGCAACGACACCCACAGGGAATATATCAAAAAGACGGCGTAGGAGGTAAGGCATGGTAACAGGAACCACAACGACGGGTTTTTCATACGAAATAGATCCCGCGGTCGTCAGCGATATGGAGTTTCTTGAGATGGTCGCGGATGCGTCGGACAACCCGCTTTTACTTGGCCGGTTGCTTGCGGCACTGTTGGGCGCCGATCAGAAAAAGGCGTTGTATGACCACGTCAGGGGCACCAATGGGCGTGTCGATGTTAACGACATCGAGAAAGAGGTCACGGAAATCTTTGAACAGATCAACACCAACGGTGCGACAAAAAACTGATAAGCCTTGCCGCGATGATCGGAGCGGATCGAGACGCCCTGTTGTGTGACCTTGCCGAGACATATCAGATCTACGACCTTAAAGCACTGCCGGTCACTACACTGGCGGTGCTTTCTTTTGGTTTACGGCCTGATTCAAGGATCAAGATGAAAATGGCGGGACTGACATATGTTTCCCCATTGATCCTTATGGCCCACATGGCGGACACCCTGACCCTGTTACATCATCATTTATTTGCTGAGAAATCAGCAAAAATACCGAGCCTTTATACGGACATCATCAATGGAACCATGGAAGAGGAGACGGCGACGTATGAGAGCGGTGAGGCATTTGAAGAAGCACGGAAAAGAGAGTTAAGGAGGTTGGAACATGGCATCTGACCTTGGTAAAGCATATGTACAGATAATCCCCAAAGCTGAGGGTATATCTAGTAAAATATCAGGGCTTTTAAAGCCCGGAAGTAAAAAAGCCGGTGAGGATAGCGGGGCGGGCATCGCTAGTGGCATTAAAAAGGCCATCATCGGAGCGGGCATCGCGGCCCCCATCATAGGCGTATTTAAAGGCGCTATGGACGAGGGCGGCAAACTCCAACAGTCATATGGCGGCCTTGAGACCATCTATGGCGACGCGGCGGCGGCGGCTAAGAAATATGCGTCTGAGGCGGCGGCGGCGGGCATATCGGCCAACGACTATGCAGAACAGGCCGTCAGTTTTGGTGCATCACTAAAGCAGGCTTTTGGTGGAGACACAAGCAAGGCGGTTGAGGCGGCCAACACGGCCATCATGGATATGACCGACAATGCGGCGAAGATGGGCACCCCGATTGAGAGCATACAGAACGCCTATCAGGGATTTGCCAAGCAGAATTATACAATGCTTGACAACCTGAAGTTGGGCTATGGCGGCACTAAGACCGAGATGCAGAGGTTACTTGCCGACGCACAAAAGATCAGCGGGGTCGAGTACAACATCGACAACCTTGGTGATGTATATGAGGCCGTACATGTCATTCAGGGCGAACTTGGCCTGACGGGTGTAGCGGCCAGTGAGGCGTCAAACACCTTTACAGGTTCCCTTGGTGCCATGCAGGCGGCGGCGTCTAACCTGATGGGTAACCTTGCCCTTGGTGAGGACGTAGGCCCGGCCATGGAGACATTGATTGGGAACGCGGTCACATTCGTTGCCAAGAACCTTGTCCCAATGGCCACGACCACACTCAAGTCTCTGCCCAAAGCGATAGCAACGGTCATCAAGGTCGGTGGGCCTATCGTCATGCAGAGCGGCAAGGAACTGCTTGACAGCATGGTCAAAGGCATACAGACCAATTTGCCGATAGTCATGAACAAAGGCAGTGAGATCCTGACCAACCTGTCACAGGGCATCAGGGATCATCTGCCTGAGGTGGTTTCAAGAGGCGTTGAGATCGTCAGCAACATCGCAACGACCATCGCGGACAATCTGCCGACCGTCCTTGCGAAGGGCAAGGAAATCCTGTCTAATGTTGTGACGGGCATCGCAGAGAGCCTACCACAGCTGAGTGAGGGCGCGGGAACGCTTATTGGGCGGTTCAGCGACTATCTGTACAAGAACATGCCCAAGATCATGCAAAAGGGCGGGGAACTTGTAGGACAGCTTGTGAGCGGCCTTATAAGGAATTTGCCGCAGATAATGAGCGGTGCAGGCAGGCTTGTTTTGACCCTGACCAGTGGTATCGCCAAAGCAGTGCCACAGGTGCTTAAACTTGGCATCAACATCATCAAGTCTTTTGTTAATGGCCTTGCAAACACAGCATCGGTGAGGAACGCGATGAACCGGGTCAAATCAGCACTGATAAGCCCTATCGAGAGCGCGCGTAACACGATCAGAGGTGTGGTTAATAGGATTAAGGGTATGTTTCCATTGTCAATAGGACGTATCTTTTCAAATCTTAAATTACCGCATTTCAACATATCTGGGGGCACTGCCCCGTTCGGTATCGGTGGCAAAGGCACAAAACCGAGTATATCGGTTGATTGGTATGCCAAGGGCGCGGTCTTTGATGGCCCGTCTGTCATCGGTGTAGCTGAGGCCGGTAAAGAGGCGGCCATCCCGCTTGAAGGGCGGCACATGCGACCGTTCGCTAAGGCTATCGCTGACGAGATGGGTGGATCTGGACAAACGATCATCATCAACACGACTGTTAACGGTGCTGAGGATCCTGAGGACTGGGCAGACCGTGCAGTACGAGAGATTAAGTTGAAAGTGAGGACAGCCTAATGGCAAAAAAGACTTATACAGTTAAAACAAAAGCGCCGACAGGGCTGACTGTCACAAGGAATAAGAACGCCTTTACGCTGACATGGAAAAAGGGCGATGTGAACTATGACGCGGGTCAGACTTGCAGGCGTCGGTTTAATAACGGGTCATTTGCAGATCTTACTGTCAGTAAGACGGCAACATCAAGGGTTCATGCCGTAAACATGGCCGACTTTTGGCCAAATGCCAACAAGCCTATATTAAGTCGTGTTCAGTACGCGGTTAGAGGGACACGGTCACGGTATACGAAGAAAAGGAAAGTATATAAACCGACGGTGTCTGATTGGGCATATGTCGAGTTTAAATTTCAGGCACCGGCGGCCCCGACATTGTCAATGACCAAGTCGGATAGTTATGCCAATGTGGCTACATTCAACTGGACAGCAACGTCCAGTGACACGGATCACGCGCCGTTCCATTCATGTGAGTATCAGTCTATCCTTGTCAAAAACTGTACAGAGACAGATGGTTCAAAGCTGAGTTGGAAAAGCGGTGCCACGGGTTGGCTGACGGGGACAAGCGGCCTGACGGGTTCCCGTGAAGTCTCCGAGAATACATCCCTGTTGGCAAGTGCATCATACACGCGTTGGTTCAGAGTGCGTTCAAGGGGTGCCGGTGGCGGTTCGGCATGGCGCTATTATAAGCGCGTCTATGCACGGCCTAACCAAGTGACCAACAAGAGTGTGTCGGCAACGCCCAACAACGCGGGCGGGTATTTATGCCAATTTACATGGACGGTCGGGGCACCCGCATCTAATCCGATTGAAAAGGTAAAGGTGCAGTATACCATCGCGACGCCCGATACGGGCCTTGCGTGCCCATCCGGGGCATCATGGACGGACGTAACCGAGATCAAGGATACATCAGCTACGGACGGCGCGGCCTTTACGGTTGACAGCGTTGCAGGGGCGGACGAGTGCCTTTATGTCAGGGCTAACACGACATACGACAATGCGACCACGGAGGGTGTGCCCATGCTTGCGGCGGTCGGGTATCTTGCAGACCCGACAGGTCTGAGTGTATCGACCAACGCGTCGACATACAGGGCAACGATTACAGCGACCAACAATTCGACGGTCACTGATTCATTCCTTGAGGTTTTATACAGGACGACGGGCAACCCCGGCGGATTCTGTATCGGCGTTATCCCGCACGGATCGTCATCTGTCACGGTTCAGTGCCCTGAGTGGAGCGGGTCGCCAACATTTGCAGTCAGAGCGGTTGTGGGGGCTTATAAGGCTACCACACGGGCTGACGGGGTCACGTCGTATGCGGTCACAGAACGGATGACATCAAAAGCTACACTGACACACGGTGGAGCCGTGCCGGTCGCGCCTGAAAACGTAACACTGGCCATGACTGAAACATCTGGGACTATACAGGTCACATTTGATTGGTCATGGACAGAGGCGGATGCGGCTGAAATCTCATGGGCTGACCATGCGGACGCGTGGGAGAGTACGGATGAACCCGAGACATATACCATTTCAAATACGCACTCATCAAGATGGAATATATCAGGTCTTGAGACGGGCGTTACATGGTATGTGAGGGTCAGGCTTATATCCGGGGGTTCTGACGCGGCGACATACGGGGCATATTCAGATATTCAGAGCATCGACCTTTCGTCAGCACCAATCACGCCCGTGTTGAGCCTGTCAAGCGGGGTCATCACCGAGGGCGACAGTGTGACAGCATCATGGGTCTATGTGTCCACGGATACGACCTATCAGGCATATGCTGAGGTCGCTGAGTATGTCGGCGGGGAATACACGGTCATCGCGGCGGTTGAGACAGCACAATACGTGACCATCAAGGCAGATGAGGCCGGTTGGAATGTAGGTGAGGAGCATCTGTTAGCAGTCAGGGTGACATCCGCATCGGGCAGACAGACGGGTTGGTCTGATCCTGTCGCGGTCATCGTTGCAGTGCCGCTCACGTGTGAGATCAGTGATACATCGCTTGAGGAAACGACAGACATTGTTAATCCACGTGAGTACAACGGCGACATGGTCACATATGACAGTGATGTTGACGGGCCTATAACTTCCTTGATTGTTGAGATGGAGCCACAGCAGGACTTAAACGGTTACGACCACCCGTGGCCCGGGGGCGGTGGTAAGAATCTGATAATGTATCCATATCAGTCTGGTAACACATTAGTATCTAATGGAATTACATGGACAGCTAACGCAGATGGATCTGTTACAGCAAACGGAACGTCAACAGGAACATCTCTGTTTTGGCTCTACGGAACAACTACATCGCCACTTATGCCAACCCTTGAGGAGGGAATGAGCATTATTTATACAATCAACGGTAAAGCATCAGAGGGCGGTATCAATGGCCAGATGGTATTTTATGGTGGAGAGGCAATTACTTTATCATCAAGTACAAATGCACAAACCGTTCCAAGTATGGAAACGCATACAGGTATGGTTGTTGTTCTGAGAATTGGAAACGGTACGACTGTTAACAATGTAACTGTGTACCCAATGATTCGTCTTTCCTCTATTGCTGACTCGACATGGGAGCCGTATGCCAACATTTGTCCGATAACAGGCTATGACAGCGTTACGGTGACGATGGCGGGAAAGAATCTATTGCCTGATACGCATACGTCAAGGACGATCAACGGGGTGACTTTCACCAAGAACGCTGACGGGTCTGTTACAGCTAACGGAACGGCAACAGCTAATATCAACTATGCACTGTCCCCCGCGGTTGCATCGGCAACATGGCGAACGTATGGCAAGACATATATTGTATCAACGGGTGTTGAGAATGGAAGTGCTGACACATGGTTTATCAATGGCTATGCGTCAACACCTGATAAGTCTGGTGGTGCTTACTTCCATTCATTGATCGGCAACGTGAACGTCTATAAAGCATCCTATGAGGTTGACCTATCTGATTATACAGGGTATTTCGGTCAAGTGTATTTGCGGATAGTATCGGGATGTACTCTGAATAACAAGACATTCTACCCAATGGTCAGACTTGCGGACATTGAAGACAGCACGTATGAGGCTCCACAGGCTACGAACATTAACGCCGGTCTGACATCAGTGGGGACAGTCTACGGCGGCACCCTCGATGTGGTAAGCGGTGTGTTGACGGTGACCCATGCTTATGTGGATATGGGGACGTTGTCATGGATAAAAAACAGTGCAACATCGTTCGAGGGGTACAGCATATTTCAGGTCAACAACCAACCACGAAAACCGGGGATGCAAGCTACATCGGCAGTGTATGCGACATGTTATGCTCGTGACTTTGGGACAGGGGGCGTAGCAACAACCCTGCCATCGTATCATATCCGCGGTCATGCAACGTTGTCCAACGTATATGTTGTTGATCCGCGCTATAACACAGCGGCGGATCTAAAAGCGGGTCTGAGCGGGCAGTATATGTGTTATGAACTGGAATCACCGATCGAATACAGCCTGACGCCCCATCAGATAACATCTCTTATCGGGGCTAATACGGTTTACTCAGATGTGGACAGTGTGACCATTGATGTTGCGGACAGTGTCCTGACGGTAACAGCATTGACAGAAATGCCCTTGACCGTTACCGCTACGGGTGCGGGCGACGGCGGGATGACAACGGTCAGCATTGAGCGCGCTGAGGCATACCACGTATCACGGCCTGACGAAACGGAGTTTGACGGCTATCAGGGTGAGACCGTGTCTGTCGTATCACAGATGGGTGAGGGACAGATCATTATCAACAGGGATGACCTTATCGGGTATCTTGACGACGGGGCCGCTTACAGACTTGTCGCCAACGTACAGGACGGACTGGGGCAGACAGCGACATCATCCATGGAGTTTGTCGTGGACTGGGAGCATCAGGCCGTGGTACCGGGCGGCACGGTGGAGATCGACAACGAAAACATCGCGGCCAAGATAACACCCGTTGCCCCGGATGGGGCATTGTCGACAGACACATGCGACATTTACAGGCTGTCGGTAGATAGGCCCATGCTCATCTATGCGGGGGCTGAGTTTGGGGGAACATACGTTGACCCTTATCCGACCATTGGAGAGTACGGCGGGTATCGCATTGTCACCAAGACAGCGGACGGCGACTACATCACCGAGAGCAACGAGTTGGCGTGGCTTGACGTAGAGGCTGAGGTCGAGAATGACTACAACATCATCGACTTTGGTACAGGCCGCGTCATGCTCATGTACAACCCCGATGTGTCAGGACAGTGGAGCAAGGATTTTAAAGAGACCAAGTACCTTGGCGGGGCTGTACAGGGTGATTGGAACCCGGCAGTGTCAAGATCGGGGTCGGTCGCATCCGTAGCCGTGACCTATCAGGATCAGGAAACCATAGAGGCTATGAGGCGTCTTGCAGTCTATCCGGGCATCTGTCATGTGCGGACTAAGGACGGCTCATCCTATGCGGCCAATGTCGAGGTGTCGGAGAGTTACACGGTTCAGAACGGCCATAAACTGGCCTCATTCAGTCTTTCTATCACAAGGGTAGATCCGTCAGGATATGAGGCTGTCACGCTGTCTGAGTGGGAATCCACGCATCAGGAGGTCGAGGATGGATTGGAGTAAAGGTTACAGGGCATCATATTACATGGCGCGGATAGATCCCGTGACATGGAGAGACATTGAGCGGATTGAGATCACGGGCGGTTCCCTAAAAAGGGAGCCGTCTGGCCTCAGAGAATCGGCTGACATCAAATGTATCGGCCAAGAGGTCGCGGTGGAGATGTGGATGAGAGTGTACATGGAGGTTCGGCAGAACGGCGCGTCAGACCGTGTAGCCCTTTTTACGGGCCTTGCATCAACACCTGACAGCGACATCCGGGGGACATATGCTGAGACGACCCTTGAGTGTTACAGCGTCCTGAAACCGGCTGACGACATCCTGTTGCAACGCGGATGGTACGCGCAAGCGGGTAGATCAGGCGGTGAGATCATCGGGCAGTTGCTGTCGGTGACGGCGGCACCTGTCGTCGTGGCAGAAAACTCACCCGCCCTGTCTGATAACATCATCGCTGAGGATGGAGAGACCAACCTGACCATGGTACAGCGTGTCCTGACAGCCATCAACTGGCGTATCAAGATCAGCGGTGACGGTACGGTCAATGTTATCCCACAAGCGTCTGAAGCGACAGCGATATTTGACCCGTTAGACAATGACATCGTGGAACCCGAGATCAAAGTAACGGCGGATTGGTACGCCTGTCCTAATGTCTTTATGGCGGTCGCGGATGACCTGACAGGCATAGCGCGTGACGACAGCGATGGCCCGTTATCGGTCAAAGGACGAGGCAGAGAGATATGGGCCTATGAGGCGGGCGTGGATCTGTCGGAGAGTGAGAGCATCGGGGACTATGCCATGCGGCGCCTTAAAGAGGCACAAACGGCTCAAAGGGCGGCGTCATATGCCCGGCGGTATGTTCCGGGGATTGTACCGGGCGACCTTGTCATCCTTCACTATCCCGCGCAAGACCTGACGGGTGTCTATCGCGTGGAATCACAGAGCATAGATCTAGGATATAACGCGCGGACGTCGGAGGATGTTTTGGAGGTAGTGATTTGAACAAAAATATTATAAAAGAGTTGGTTAGGGCCATTCAGATGGCAGGGCAGTCAAAGACGTCCGCTTATGACACATCTGCGACTGTCACCCGTGTGGAGGGCAACACGGCGTGGGTGCATATCCCGGGCGGGGTAACCGAAACGCCTGTCAAGCTGACGATCGCGGCCAAAGCCGGTGACACGGTACAAGTGAGGGTGAGCGGCGGCAGGGCCTTTTTGGTGGGTAACGCGACATCGCCCCCGACAGATGACAGCGTCGCCTACGGGGCGACTAGGACGGCGGCACACGCCCGTGCTACGGCAGACGAGGCAAAACAGACAGCGGACACGGCCAACGAGACGGCGGCTAACGCATCGAGGACAGCGGCAGAAGCCCATGACACGGCGATGGCATCTGTTGCAAGTGACACGTTGCATTATCTGGCTACATCAGCATCATCCGGGGTGACGGTCAATACACCGGGGTGGACATTGACCATCCAGACCATAACAGATGATAAGCCTTATCTATGGACATACCACACATACACCAAGGCAAGCGGGGCGTCAATCAACACGCAACCTGTCATTATCGGGACATACGGAAAAGACGGTACGTCGGTCACAATTCTGGGCAGTTATAACACACTTGCCGAGTTACAGGCCGCACATCCGACAGGCAACGCGGGAGACGCCTACATGGTCGGTGGAGACTTGTATGTATGGAACGGGTCGGCGTGGGAGGACGTCGGACAGATCCAAGGCCCACAAGGCCCTCAGGGCGCGACTGGCCCCCAAGGCCCACAGGGCGAAACAGGCCCGCAAGGGGCAACCGGCCCACAGGGCGAAACAGGCCCGCAAGGGACGAGTATTACTAAGGTACAGCCACAGTATTACCTGAGTACATCAGCCACATCCGCAACAGGCGGTTCGTGGAGTAATACACTTACATACGTGACAGGTAAATACATTTGGACGCGTGACCTTGTGTACCTGAGTAATAACACGACGGTAGCGAGTGCCGCCATCTATAATTCGGCCCTGACATCGGCGTGTGTTAATGCTGAGACAGCCATGCAAGTTGCTGAGGACACCAATCAATACTTTTGGCATACGTCCACAGGAACCGATACAGGCGCCCATATCACAGAAATCCCGCGTGACGACTTTCTTGACGATCCAACCAATGGCGGGGGCAACCTGTTGGCCCGGTCGAACGGTGTAGCCATCAGGGACGGTCTGACAGAGTTGGCCCAATTTCTGGCAACAGGCATTAGCATAGGGACTAATTCGGCCACGCGTATAGTGCTTGATATTGTCAATGGCTTAAAGATTGGGAACGCACTAACTGTTAAAATGAACGGCGACGCGACATTTTCAGGGAAAATACATGCGGACAGTGGGACTATCGCTAATTTCGACATTGGCGGCGACGGGTTCACGTTAAACTTTGAGGATAATGGCACTAATTACACTTTTAACGTCGGAGGATCGGAGGTTGTTCTTTTGGGGTCGCCACACGAGGTGTTATGCCTAAAAAACGCGGACACGGGGAACACCGTGTTTATGGTAGACAGTGCGGGTGGAGTATACAGGAACCTGACAGCCCGTGGGTTTCTGGCGCTTGCTAATGCGGCGGTCTATGATAATAGCACACTGGATGGATCTTTCGTAAAAATCAACTTATGTACTAGTACGTCGCAAAGCCTGACTGTTGGCGCTCAAGTCTTTACTGTTAGTAACTTCTATCTACAACCGACAACCGACGTTTATCTGCCCTTCTATACCATAGGGACAACGGTGGCGTATGGAATAGTTAGAATAACAAGCGGCGGGGTATGCACTATTTATCGTAAAAGCTCATCATCATTGGCAAGTGGGTCTATCGTTATCCTTGGTGAGTACTTTAGGAAAGGGGGGCTTTAATGTATAGAGACATCATATTGGGCATCTATTCGGCGGTTCTGCCGCTTTTGATCGCCTACATCATCAAGTTGCTCAAGGATCAAAAGAAAGAGCGGGACGCGAACGCCCGCGGCACCATGCTGTTGCTGAGGGTACAGCTTATCGAGTACCACGACAAGTACGTGGCCGTCGGATCCATCCCGTCGTATGCGTATCAAAATTTTACGGACATGTACGACGCCTATCACGATCTAGGGGGCAACGGGATGGTGGCCAAGATGAAAGAGGAGATAGAGGATTTGCACCTAAATAAGGAGACGAGAAATGTTAAATGAACTGATTTTTAATGTATGTCTGGCCCTTGTTGTGGCCATCTGCGGGGTCATCGCCCGTGAGTTGATCCCGTTCCTGAGAGAGAAGCACAACGAGGTCATCAAGCGCATCGAGGCCACTAAGTGGGCATGGGCCGCCGACATCGTCAATGAGGTCGTCCGGGCCGTAGAGCAGACTGTCATCGAAAAGCACGGCGACGAAAAGAAAGCCATCGCCCACAGACTTATCCTTAAAGCCATGAAAGAGGCAGGAATCTATCTATCAGATGAGCAGATTGATACACTTATTGAGTCCGCTGTACAGACACTTAATGAGGACAGGCTGATGGAGGTGATCGACTTTGACAGTGAAACAGCTGAGACAGAAGGTTGTTGACATCGCCCGCAAGGATTTAGGGGCAAAGCAATACAGTGCAAGGCACAAGGCCATCATCGCGGATTTTAACAGGATCCCGGGGATGGGTGACTGGATGCGGACGTCATACGCTTGGTGTGCCGCCACCGTCTCTGTCTGGGGATCCCGGGCCGGTCTGGGGGACATTTATTTTCCATCAGCATCGTGCAACACCATGATAAGCAAGTACAAGGCCAAGGGCCGGTGGGTGGAGGACGATGCGTACGTCCCACAGCCGGGCGACCTTGTGATGTACGACTGGCAAGCACTGGCCACGGGTGATTGTAAAGGCGAGGCAGACCACGTCGGCCTTGTCATGAGTGTAGGCGGCGGAAAGATCCGCGTCATCGAGGGCAACCGAAACGACATGGTCGATACCCGGACAATCCCATACGATTGGCGTTACGTGAGGGGCTTTTGTGTGCCTGATTTCGCGTCTAAGGCGTCGGAGGATAAATCTGCCAAGGATTGGGCCAAGGGCCTACAAGAGGCTCTGAACGCGTCCTACGACCTTCACCTGAAGGTGGACGGCTACGTTGGCCCGCTGACAAAACAACAGATAGACCATCACTATCTATGGTATGTGCGGCAGAGACCGACGGTCAACGCCCACGTCTCATGGTTGCAGTGCGGCCTTGCCGAGTTGGGCTACGACATTGACATCGACGGCTCATTCGGGCCACAGACCGACAGGATCCTAAAACAGTTTCAGAAAGACCAAGGGCTTGATGTGGACGGGTACGCGGGTATCCAGACGCATTTAACCCTGTTGAAATGTTTGAAGAAATGATGTATGATAGAGGGACGGCGCGTAAGGTGCCGCCCCCCTTTTTTTCTGTATATGACAAAAGCCCCGGTACATGACCGGGACTTTCGCCATCTAAAGAAAGGAGGTACAAAAAAACATGAGCCTCAAAACACACCTATATTGTACCAAATTTCGGACAGTAAATCAAGTATTCGTGTCACAATCGTGTCACAACATGCGATTAGATAGATTCTTTTTGGATTAAATATAATCCATCTGGGAATGAATAGAATCCTTGAAAATCAATGGTTCGCGGGGAAATGCAGATAAATCAACGGTTTCGGCCAAAACACCCTAATTCGGTTCGATTCCCGTTATCTGCTGTCGGAAAACCCTTGATTTTCAAGGGTTTTTTCTTTTTCGTGTCACAGCGCGTGTCACAAAAGTTTGTTTTGATGGTCTAGGGTCAGGCTGTTGTAGTGGTCTGTCCAGTCATCCATGGTTCCCCGGTAGATGCGCTTGAGTGTAGCGTCAGACGACCATCCACCCTTGGCCATGATGTAAACGTCCGGGATCCCTATTGCGTGCATGATGGACGCGGCGTAGTGCCTGAGGTCGTGGAACCTGAAGTGAGGCAGACCACAGCGGGCCACGGCCCGGGCAAAGCGGTTGGACAGCACACTTGGCGACAGGGTCGTTATTGGCCCGTCAGTCGGTAGCAAGGCTATGATCTTGTCAGGCAGTTGTACGACCCGGTCAGACGCGGAGGTTTTGGGCGTGTCCTTGAGTACGGTATCCCGGTATGATCGTTCGACCATGGCCCGGTGTACGTGGACGGTTCCCGCGTGCCGGTCGACGTCGCCTGCGAGGAGACCACAGATTTCAGATCGCCTGAGGGTTCCAAAAGCGGCAAGGTAGATCGGTATCACAAGGTCAGGGTCATTTGCCTTGACGTATTCAATGAGGGCCTTGATGTCCGCGTCCGTTGGGACATATCCATGGTAGATTTTTTTCTGGGGCAGTTTGACTCTGAGGGTCGTTTCCGGGGCGAACGTGCCGCACACTGCGGCAAGCAGACCGTAGATGTTGCTCACAGATTTCGGTGATATTTCGGCGGACATGTCATTGACCCATTTCTGCACCATGGGTGTAGTCAGCTTATTCAGACATACATCGGCTATCGGCTCCATACGTGCGGTAGATTTCTTGTATCCCCGGATGGTGGAAGGGGACAGGACGTTCCGCTTGATGTCAATGTATCGTTCCACGGCCTCTCTAACGAGCATATTGGCGTCAGAGCCGCGTCTTTCTCTCTCGTATGTCTTATTGGCCATCCACTCAAGAGCCATCTTTTCACAGGCTATTTTCCCCTTTTTAGACGGGTCATCGACCGTAAAGGATCGGTAGACCCTTTTCTTTTTCCCGTCCTTATCAATCTCATAATGATCTGTCACCCGGCAGTTCCATGATCCTGACGGTAGCTTTCTAGCTTTCATGGTCGGCCTCCCATTCTATCTGATCGGCCGTCAGATCCTTCTCAAAGTCTCCCCGCTCAATATGTCTCAGGGCGTGATGATAGGCCCTTAATTGGCTTGCTCTGTCCAGTTTGCTGTCGATATATACCGTATACCCGCCAAAGCACGGCGTTACAGTTTCCCGGATGCCTGCCGGGAAATCGACGAGGTAAACATAGATGTCATTGTTCATAAACATCCCTCCTATGTGTATAGTACTAGGCAAACTGTCCGATATTTGGTACTTAATCGTCTGGATTGGTTTGTTTCATCGCGGTCATAATCTTGATGGCCATCTGGACGGCCTCAGGTGTAGCCTCCCGTGCCGCCGAAAATAATACGCGCATGTCCGGGTTTGTGAAAAGTTCGTTGGCAAAGGCCGCGGTCTCCGGGTCGGCATAATATCCGTCGGCGGATGTGACCGGGGATCCTGTCAGGAAATTCATGTCAACGTTGAAATAGTCGGCGATCTTTTCAAGGGTTTCAAAATCAGGCTCCCGGCGGCCTTGTTCATACATTCCTATAGTTGTTTTGGCAAGCCCCAACCTGTCGCCAAGTTCCTTTTGAGTCAATCCCTCTTTAAGTCTTAATTGTTTCAGCATCAAATTGAATGTACTCATGTTCACATCTCCTTTCTACTATAAGTATACCACGGGCCGTGGCAAAAGAAAATAAAAAAATTTCAAAAAGTGGTTGACATGTACCACATAGCGTGGTATTATACTGTCAGAGGAACACATTGAGAAGCAAACAAAGAAAAGAGGTACACAAGATGGCAAGAGCAAAGGCACTCACATATGACGAGTTGATGGCATATGCAAGAAAGCATTACAACAAGGGCGGAGACGGCGTTTATGAATGTTGGGACGAGAACACATACAACGAGTACGTTGAGATGTTCGGCCCCATCACCAAGAGCAAGGCGTTGGCTATGTTTAGAGACGATTATCAGATTCGAAAAGACCGAGAGGGCTATTGGATGTAATACAAGCCCCGTGCGGAGGACGTGAACCGGGATCATCACCCGGCGCGGGGGTTTCCACAAAAACACAAACACATAGGAGGTAAACAAAATGAAGACAAAGACAACGAGAGACGGTAACGTAGTTAGAACGCTGAAAGCACATTACAACAGAATCACAAAGATTAGCGTCAGACTCACAATGATGACGGCCCTGAGCGGCGACATCGTATACGCGGTGGTTGTAAGGAACCTGAGAACGGGCCGCAAATACTTGTTTAAGACATACGGAACCATCGGCAGAGCGTTCAACCTGTACAAGGCGGCTATCGCTTAACACAAGTACATAGGAGGTACAACATGACAAGAAAAAAGTATATCAAAAAGGGTCAGGCCCTTATGGTGGCAATAGCAAAGCATCCTGAGACGATTTATCCCAAGGGATTCAAGATCGGTCAGGCGCTGAAGTATTTCAAGGGGTACGCCAAGAACGTACCGGGGATACATGGTAGCTATCAGGCCGCATGGGATTCAGATGTGATGAAGTGGGCCAGAAATCATTATCTTGGTGAGGAGGTATAGACCATGACAACAAGGATCATCGTAGAGAATTGCACCAATAAGATCGTTTACACCCGGTTGGGTAAGGTGATGTGGCAGAGGGACAGATACGACAACGGGATGCTGACACACAGTTCCCGGATGAACACCAAGCACGTCAAGGCTGAGGCAACATCCCTCACGGGGTGGGACGTAAGATTTGCATAAAGGGGGTATAAACATGAAAGCAAAGGAACGTATCAAGATGGTCAAGGCGATGGAGTTCATCGTCAGGACGGTCAACAACGAAGATTTAATGAACCCGTGGTTCGTGGTAGGTGTTGCCGACGGCGATATTGATGACGGTGATCTTGACGTCCATACAGAGGACGAGGAGAATCTTGCCTATTACATCGAGGACGACGAGTTCGCAGGACTTATGATGCTGTTTACGCGGATTATGGCCCGGGCCGATGAGGACGGCGGGCTGTATTGCGACAGAGTTGTCAGCAAGGGGGAATAAGGATGGACAAAAGTTACAACGTCACATTATACCTGAATGACGGGAAAGGGACGACCGGGGTCTATAAGGCCAAGGTATCACTCAGCTACGACCCGGCCACATACGGCAACGGCTATTACATGGGCATTGAGTCAGTATTAGAGCCGTTCGGGTGTGGTAGCTACGACATCAGATATGACAAGGACTTTCATATTGGGCATGAAATCCCGTACATCGTCCAGTTTTACAGTAACATATACACTGGCAAGAATGGCTCATGGAAACTGATTGGCATCAGAGTGCATGAGGCAGAATAAATATACATCAAAACACACATCCCGGGCCGGGCGGGTAAACCCGGCAGAAGGAGGTACAAAATGTTTACAGGAATGAACATCAACGAGGTAGCAAAGAGTGTTATGGAGCAGACAGAGGCCCCGGATTTTATCGAGGAAATGTGCCTTGTGGAAGAGATCAGCAAGGATCATATCAGAATCAGCAAGGCGGGCCACGGCGTTGCCCTAATCTGTACGATCATCAACGCTGAGGCACTTCTTACGGGCCGGGATGCTATGGATGTTGCGGCTGAGGTAGCCGCTAGAGTTTTAATGATGGAGGAGGCGTTAGATGATTGACGTTAAGATGATGGCCGAAAAGTTGGTCAAGCTGAGAGGTAAGAGAACACAGGCAGAGGTCGCCGCGGCGGTGGGAATTTCACAGTCAGCCCTTGCGGCGTATGAGACCGGCGACCGGGTGCCAAGGGATGAAATCAAGGTCAGGCTTGCCAATTACTACAAGCGGTCAATCGGGTTTATTTTTTTTAATGTCAAAGACCACGATATGAAGCCTGAAACAAATGAGGAGGCACGAGATGAAGGATAAGCCAATGCGGATCCTGACGGCCAAGATCAAATATAAGATGACCGTCATGGGTGTATCCGACAAGGTGATGGCCGGGCGTCTTGGGATCCATCCCAAGACCTACGAGCGCAAGCGGCTACACCCAGAGGCGTTCACTTATCCTGAGTTGCTGAAGGTGTTCGGGTATCTGAAGTTCAGCAACGACGACATATTGGAGGTGATGGCGTGAGGATATACAAGAACGGACAGCGGCACGGCAGAGACAGCCGGTTACGGCCCCTCTATCCCAACCTTGTCGAATGGATGGACGTTACCGGGACAACATACGAGGCTGTCTATAGATTATCAGGGATAGCCAATGGGACGTTTTATAACATCATCTACGGGCTTGTGGATCCGCGCAAGTCGACCGTGGACAGGGTACTTGAGATGACCGGGATGACATATGAGGAGGCGTTCCATGAAGCTTAAACGGTTCTTATGGCGGCTGACGGACGTCTTTTACTGGGCATTTTTTGCGGGCGGGTTATTCAGCATCATTTGCTTTATAGCGATGAGAGACAGGCCGTACAGGTCTTTTGGAGCGTTGACGTTGTGTTTTGCGGCGGCCATGGTGTTGGCCGAGGTTTCAAACAGATTGGAGGAGTACAGAGATGTGTAAGCATGTGATCGAAACTGATGCAGACGTTGTTCTGCTTGAATTTGATGATTTCTATGGCCTGACAGCATTAGCGGCCCGGGCCGATGCTTTGAGATGTGTTGTAGATGCTATCGACAAAAAGCACGAAGGCAAGGACTACGGACACGACATCGACACTGACCTTGTCAGACAGATCATGGGGTGGTCAGATGTACAGTGACGACCCGGACAGGGACTTTCTTGAGCATGACCGGGCCGCCGAGGAGTGGCTGTCAAGACGCCCGGTGTGCGATATATGCGGTCATCCCATACAGGAAGACATCGCCCTGAGGATTGATGATATGTGGATATGCGACGATTGCGTTTCAGCAAATCGCCGGTGGATTGAGGAGGATTAAAGCATGAGACCAATAACAACGATTAACGCCGCCTTGCTTAAAAAGGCTATTGATATGTCGCCCTTTAACAACAGTCAGGTGGCCACATATGCGGGCAAGAGTGCGGGTTATCTCACTAAAGTATTTGACAGCGGTCGGATTGATGACGCCGCGCTTGACAAGATATGTCAGCTGTTGAACATGAACAAGTCCGCGTATATAGCCGAGGCTACACCCGAAGAACCGCAGATCGCGACCGGGGGCGGCACGGATCTGGCCAAGCTGATCGACGTACTTGAGAGGATCGACGCCAAGCTTGCGATGATCCGCAACGACGGCATAGCGCAAACGAACCTTATCAATGCAAAATTTAACAAGATTCTGGATGAGTTGGAGGTGCATAGAGATGAAGTTTAGACGGCTAAGGGCGTCAGAGATTGACGCCCGGGTCTCCACGGTGACCGAGAAGGGTTGCAGTCTTTTGCTGTACAAGGACGCCCGGGTAGATATGAGCATCCTTGACGAGACCGTAGGCCCGTTGAATTGGGAGAGGCACCATCACATAATTGGTGACCGGCTGTATTGCACGGTGTCAATCTTTAATGAGGAGTTGGGCGTCTGGGTCGGTAAACAGGACGTCGGAACCGAGTCAAACACCGAGAAGGAAAAGGGACAGGCGTCCGATAGTTTCAAGCGGGCTTGTTTCAACTGGGGTATAGGCAGAGAGTTGTATACGGCCCCTTTCATCTGGATCCCGAGAGGCAAGGTCGCCCTTATTGAGGGCGGGGGAAAATACAAGACATTCGACAGGTTCGTTGTCGATTCCATCGGGTACGACGAGGAGGGCAACATCAACCGGGTTGTCATTCGTAACACGCGGACAGGTGACATCGTCTATCAGTACGGCAAGGCCGAGACCGAGGAGGAGCAAAAACAGGCTGAGTATGACCGCAAAGGGGCGGAGTTTATCACAGAAGCCATGCTCAAGGCCCTGAGGAGCCGTATTTCGGCCGATAAGGTTTCAGAGGATAAATTATGCCAGTTATATAAAACGGCTGATTTAGGCCACGTTACGTGCGTTCAGTACAGTAACATGAACACGCATTGGGAAAAGATAAAGGAGAGTTGCCATGAATAAAGTCATATTGATAGGCAGACTGACCAAGGATCCCGAGGTCAGATACAGTCAGGGAGAGAAACAGACGGCAATAGCCCGCTACACGTTGGCCGTGGATAGAGCGTTTAAGAAAGACGAGCAGTCAGAGGCAGACTTTCTGAATTGCGTCGCGTTCGGTAAGGCCGGTGAGTTTGCCGAGAAGTGGTTCAGGAAGGGTCTCAAGGTCGCGGTGACCGGGCGGATTCAGACAGGCTCATACACCAACCGGGATGGCGTCAAGGTCTATACGACAGACATCATCATTGAGAGTCAGGAATTTGTCGAGAGCAAGAAAGAGGCCGACAAGGCCCCTGAGACGGCCAAGGCACCTGAGGATGAATGGATGAACATCCCGGAGAGCATCGACGAGGAACTGCCCTTTACCTAAGAGTTGGATATGGTCAGCAAGTTTGAAAAGATCGGCAAGGCCGAGGAGATCGTCAAGTGGCTATTCAGTCAGCCCCGGGACGTCGTTTTTGAGATAAGGCGGCACCGGGAGCGACGATCGCTGACAGCCAATGCCTATGCGTGGGCACTGATCGGAAAGATCGCAGATGTCCTGAGAGCATCGAAAGAGGACGTATATCTGCGGATGTTGAAGCACTACGGACAGAGCGAGATGGTATCCGTAGTTTCGACGGTCAATGTCGAGGGGTATTTCAAGTATTACGAGGTCGTCGGAGAGGCGACCCTACAGGGCAAGGACTTTACCCATTATCGGATTTACAAAGGGTCGTCAGAATATGACAGCCGGGAAATGGCCATCTTGATTGACGGGATCATATCAGAGGCCAAAGACCTTGAGATTGAGACCTTGCCACCGGCAGAGATTGAGCGGCTTAAAAGGATGTGGAGACCATGAGCGAGTCTATCATGAGCAACAAGAAAGAGTGTTACATCTGCGGGACTACGGGTGGCTTGCACAAGCACCATATATTCTACGGGACAGCCAACAGAAAGCTGTCAGAGAAGTATGGCTGTTGGGTGTGGCTATGTCCATACCATCACAACATGAGTGACGCGGGCGTGCATTTCAATAAATTGGTCGACAAGATGTTAAAGGCCAAGTGTCAAGAGGAGTGGGAAAAGAAGTATGGCAAAGGATTCAGAGAAACTTTCGGAAAAAATTATCGTTAGGATCCCGGTGAAACTGCCGGGCCTAAACGACTACACCAAAGCCAACCGGCGGAATAGGTACGCGGGGGCGGCCATGAAACAGGACGCGGAAAACATGTGTATCCCGTTCCTGATGAGGTTACCCCGGTTCGACAGGCCCGTGCATATCCATTTCATCTGGACAGAGAAAAACGCCCGGCGGGACTATGACAACATCGCGTTTGCCAAAAAGTTTGTACTGGACGCATTGGTCAAGGCCGGTAAGTTGGCCGACGACAATCGGCGGCACGTCGTCGGGTTTCAGGATTCATTCGAGATCGGCGATGATTATTCTGTCACATTGGAAATCGAGGTGGTTTGATGGCGACGAGGCGGATGTTTTCACTGAGAGTCATCAACAGTGCCCGGTTCCTGAAAATGCCTATCTCATCACAGGCCCTGTACTTTCATCTGGGAATGGCCGCTGACGACGACGGGGTCGTTGAGGCATACGGCGTCGTCAAGATGGTCGGGTGTTCTGAGGATGACCTGAGGGTGCTTGTATCCAAGGGCTTTATCAAGATCCTGAATGAGGATTTAGTCTCATACATCACTGACTGGACTGAGAATAACAAGATCCGGGCAGACAGGAAGATTGACAGCATCTATAAGGACTTGCTTATACAGGTCGACCCGGACGTCAAGTTGATCGAGAGGCGGCCAAGGGCGGATGTACAGGCAAAGGGCAACCAAGTGGCAACCAATGGACAACCAATGGACGTCCAATGGACAACCAATGGACAACCAATGGACAGCATAGGTAAGGATAGGATAGGAGAGGATAGGATAGGAGAGGATAGTATAGACGCGTTACCGCGCCCCGTGACCAAGAGGTTCGTGGTGCCTACGGTTGAGGAGATCAAAGCGTATTGCGATGAGAAGGGCCTGACAAAGGTCGACCCTGAGGCGTTCTATGACTTCTATCAGTCAAAGAATTGGTATGTCGGTAAAAACAAGATGAAGGACTGGAAAGCCGCGGCCCGGAACTGGAACCGAACCGAGAAAGAAAGGCGGTCAGGAACCAAGAACCGACAGCATTTCGACGGTGAGCGCAAATACGACACCAATAGCCTTGAGGCGGCCATTATTAAGCGCGTGAATGGAGGTTCGACATGAAATACATATTAGGCGTCATTGTTGTTGCCTTGCTGATCCATGAGGTCAGCAGGGCGGCGTGGGATATAGCCGAGGACTTTGAGGAGGGATGGAAAGATGAAGGGTGAGGATCTGTTTGGATTAGTTTTTGTGTTGGCCGTCTTGGCGGTGACAATCTGGTTGTCCTATAAGGTCAGCGCGGTTATTATCAACAGCGACTTGCCATATTGGTGGAAACTGATGTTACTGACGAGGTGAGAGAAATGATAGCTATCAAGGGAATGGACGAAATACCTGATACATGCGGACAGTGCCCGCTGAG